TTTTTTTTTTTTTTTTTTTGTTATGTCCAATATTCCAAATTAGTGTTCTAATCAAATTAGTATCCTAATGAATAGTCCATAGCAAAAGAAAACCAAAACATTAATTTTAATCAAACACCATGGGCACCAACTTACCAATAACCACTTCATAATCATCCACTGGAATATTCCATTCCTTGAGATAAGGATTCAAGATTTTGACGTAGTGTTGGTAAGTGTCCTTTCCATGGAGGCATAACTCCATCAAGTAGGATTGGAGTTGCTGCTTAAATGTGCTGAAATTTTTCATCCACATTAGATGTTGTATCATGTTTTCAGTGTCCAATTTACCTACTATAAATGTAGACTCTGGAAAGTAACCTGGCTTGCGCTTAAGGAATTCAACCTCCATCCTTGGTTTCAATGATGGTGGTTCGTCCTTGCGTGAACCGGTCACTTCAGCTCCAAATGATTCTGCCATGATACTTTGCAGTCTCTCTGGTTCTATTTCCTTGTCAAGGGATAAGATGACATCATCCCCATAAACTATTGGTAAGCAATCAATCCCAGGGCTAATTAGATTTGTAGTGTAGATGCACATCATCAGATTACAAAGTGAATTCAGAACTGTGGTACAGGGAGATCCTGAAGGCATACCACCATGTATCAGCCACCTCTCGTTAAAGACCACGTGATCAGAGTCAATCACTGGTTTGTGTAGTTGCATAACGAGATCAGGTGAATCATGGCAATAGGCTAGGACCTGCACAGCCTCCCACAATAGCATTGAACTAAGTGATCCATCATATTGGGAGTAGTCCATTTCATAATTGTAATCATTGAGTGCATTAATCATGAAGTGCCAATCTCTGTACGGATTGATACCAACAGCAAGCCCTGAATAGTAACATGGAGTTTGGTAAATTTTGTCATATATCTCCATCATAATCATTCTGTAAACAATGCAATAGTCTATTTCACAAGCCTCAATACATCGAGTTTTACCGGTTGCGATTTTATCCAGCTTCCTCAACTCATCCTTGAGACATGTATTAAAAATGGTTGTAATCTGATTTCCTTTTAGGAGGTTGTGGAATTTCTCTTGTACTAATTTCTCTAACATTGGGCTCACCGAGAATGGTTCTAAACAAATTAGATCTTTCTTTTTGTACCCAGATTTGACAAATGAATATCCTGCAGAAGTACTGAGATCCATTGAGTTAACATGGGAAGTTCCTAATATAGCTGTTTTCATGTCAACAATACCATTAACACCAAATATTTCTCTAAACTTTGACTTAACACAAGCTTTAACCCCCTGCCATAGCTCATTGTTGACCTGAAATTTATTGACCCTATATTTTGATGCTGACTTCTTGACCAAACAATCCACTGGTTCTTCTAGTCTAGTGTCCGATTTACTCAGTACAGCTGGGCCCATTTTAACTTCCACAGCACCATAAACTGGGCTCTTGTGAATTTGGGATTTGGTGTTAATGTACATGGGCTGTATGGGTGTGACTTCAGTAACAATTCCCTGATCAGACATGTCATTTTTAAGAAAATTAAAGGGGATAGCTACACCCATCTCACCATTCCCAGCAATGTGCATACCAAGAATCTTAAAATTGCCTTCCACTTTTGAGATCAAAAGTCCACCACACATACCTTTGCAAGATTTCACCGTGTAGCTGATGGTCTTAGTGCTTTCAGTCCCCTCTCTAGTTTTAATGCCACCAGAATGATGCACCCTCTGAACTTCTTTTGTGATGATACCCTGCTCAGTCATCCAGATCAACATGCTCTCAGTCCCAATTTTATTAGTATAATATTTAGAGTTTTTCTTGAATCTGAATGGCAATTTACATTTTACAATGGCCAAATCCATAGGTTTACCACCAAGCGTTACCTGAGTGACAGATGGTTGCTCAATTGGGAAAACTTTATTCTTATAATGTAATGTCAGTTCTTCTTCTTGTTCTAAATATTTGATTGAGTGTCCATGCAGTATGATCTCATCATGCTGGTAACCTGCACAATGGGTTATGTGGCCTGTGGTTGAGCCAGTGATGTATGCCATCTGGGAGATGATATGCTCCAGTTGGCCATCATATGGCGCTTCATTCTTGAACTCCCTCTGTGAAACAGGGAAAGTGCCTTTTGGTTTGGCCACTGGTAATGTAGGGTTGTAAGCCCTCTCATCTTTAGATTCTTCTTTTTTAAAAATTTTGGTGACCAGTAAGAGGATACCAATGGCACTAGTTACTGCTGAAACCACAGTTAACCATGCCTTGTTCCTTTCTACAAAATTTAGCATAGATTTTAATTTATCTGAGAACCATTTAACAACCTCCCTAGAAGCTTCTTTAATTTTATCTCCAACTCTGCTGGCAAAACATTTGAAAACACTAGGTTTTGGTTCAATAAAAGCTTCCATTTGTTCAATTAGTGTTGACATTTCAATATTCAGATATTCATCAATATACGGAATTGCATCTGGGTAGTTGTGCTTGATGTATGAAACTGCATCATCCAAATCATCGAGGGTCTGGTCCTCTAACTGCTTCTTCCAAGTGTTGTAATTTGCAATTCTCTCTTTGTAGTCAACTGTGATCTTATCTATTAGCTCTTTCAGTTTCAAAGTTTCCCAGTCTCTACCATTCTTAGAGACTTCCCAACACTCGCCGGTTGACATATGTGGCATAGCTTGGGAGACATTTAGTTTGCCTGATTTGCTATAATGTTTAGCAGCTCTAATATGCATAATGTATGGAAACCTTCTCCTCAGAGCACCTGAATCTAATAAGACTGTACTGGAAAAATCAGGTTTATTTGTGGTGGCTATAACTAATTTGCTTGTGTAGAATTTGCCTTTTTCCTCAAGGTGGGCCATAGGGACTATATCGGGATCTGATGATATACAATTACACAACATCTCAATGTCCCTCTCCTTCCTTGTTTGGCCCAAATCATCAATCAAATGTATATCCTGATTATCATATCCATCCATGAATTCACTTGCAGTTGGGTTGGTATAAATACCCTGTAATCCACAAGTCTTTTGTAGTTGTTTAGAAAGTGTGTGTGTTAGGAATGATTTGCCCTGACCGGGCTCACCTTGGATCCAAATTCCAATTGGTTCTACTCGGATTAAGTCATTTTGTGTGGCCATTCTGTTGGGTATTCTAGCTAATTCCTGGAATAATCTGTAGACTGTGTTACTAATACTATTGTGACAGCTTCTAAAGCACATTGCCATAATGGGTTTAAATTTAGACAAACAATCATTGTAACGCTGATAAAATTCTTGTGTTTTCATTTTTGTCTGGTCCTTTGACTTAACTATAATGTCAGAAGCATAATCAAGTATACTGCACACATGCTCTTTATTTCTTTCCAACCATTCAACTGCTCTCTTCTCCACACTGGGCTTAAATACTGATAGTACCATATCCTTAATTTTCAACAAAGTTTGTATCCACCAATCAATATGTCTGAAAGCAGTAGATATTTCATTGAAGCCTTTGAATGGTCCTTGGTTGGAAAGAATTTGTTTAGTATATTTCACTGTGTCACAAATCTGTTCCTTGATCTCATCATCGTCTGTATTGGACATTGACTCCGCAACCACCTCAGCTAATTTCTTTACATCCCCATCCATCAGGCATTGCATCAAGGCCTTACATGACGGGGATAACACAGAAGATGATGTAACATCCATAACTAATAGAGTGGATAGACAGGCAGTTGTTAAAATGTTTGGCTTATGGCAGTAAAGTACCATATAACAGAGTATTCTAACCAATATTTTTATAATAAACTTGACTAAGTCATTGTCCAATAACTCAGTTGCTGCAGATGAGAAAAATGTAGTACATTTTTGCACAAGCAAGGACAATCCTTGTTCATCACCTTCTATAGCATGATTAAAGAACTCTTTGATTGTGGTAGGATTTACTGGTGTTTTAATGGTTGACATAAGGCCAGCAGTTAAGAGTATTGTTCCGATTAACCCTATTTGTTGGTGCTGACTTAATGAATGTGAACCAAATATGTCCTTCGCTATGGTCTCACAATTGTTGTCTACAGAAAAGATGTGTTCAGAATTGACAGAAGATTCCAAATACTTAATTCTGAAATAGTCTAATTCACACTCTTCCTCCACAACCCAATCTGGTGTTAATCTTGTTTTAGTAAATTTGGCCTTACCAGTTAAAGCTGTCTTAAAAATGTCATCCGAATCCAACTGGTAAACATCATCACCTACAACAATTCCATAGTGCTTGTAAAAACCTCTATCTAAATAAGCCAGTTTCATCAGCTGTTTTTTCCCCTGACGACCATAGGGACTTTGGTCAGACCATGTTGCCAAATCTCCTCTATATTTACGTGTTGCTGGTTTTGGTGCTGGTAAGGGAAAGAAGAAATTTGGACATCTCAAGCTAAGGAATATCTCTATTCTACCAGAGCTGGTACCAGTTAGCAATGGTTTACACAGTAAATAACCTAAAGCATTGGATGATCTAACTGTCCGTAATGGCTTGTTGGAATAAGAGGGGACAGATAGTGTCATCTGTTCTCCTGCTGGTACTGTAATTATGCCACTGGATGATAAAAAATTGGTTCTGTTTGTCTCAGTGTCATATGTATGTCCAACTCTGAGAAAACCCCTATCACTAAGAAATAGAACATGGATGTTTAATTCACCAGTAAAGTAGGCAAACAGAAGTGATAGGGCACCGTGCCCTTCCTTTGGAAATTCCAATCCCTGTCTCCATAGGCCATCATTAGTGAAGTCATGAACATGGGCAAACCAAGCACGTCCAAAAATATTGTCTACTTTGGTGTGACTGACAGTAAAGATATCAACATTCATAGACTTAAAGTTAAGAAAATAATTTGGTTTGTCATTTCCTAAAGGGCCATCATCTTGTGCTGAGGTTAGTCCCAATTCTGTTGGTGTAATGGTTTGCTTACAATCTTCTACTGAATCTTCTATGCAAAGCGGGTCAGTCAAGTCCATTTGGGAACCCCATGAATTCTGGAAAGTTACTAAAGACCCAGTGGGGCAGAAAAATTTGGCGTCTTGTCCCATTTTACCTTGCACTATGCAGTATACCTCATTTGGACTGGAGTAATTGTATGTTAACCTATTTAGGACTTCAATCTGGAATAGGCCAATAGGTTTACCATGTGTCTTCCTCATCCAAGTGGAAAATGAATAAGGGATAGTAATCTCAAAACTATTGTCAGATCCAATATCACATATGGTGTAGATGGCATTATCAATTTCAGAAGTTTCATCTGTACTGGAATTTGGAAAGAACCCATTCAAACGGCCTCTGTTGAATGTACTAGCATAAACACTTAACCTGATTATAAGAGAACCTCTGAAGTATGAATAACTGTTTTCAAAGACCTTCAAATTTGGAAATAGATTTAAATGAACTAAGTTTCTATGCACTATTGCCTGTGGATCAGAATTGGCAGACCATTTGAAATAACCCTTTTGGTCTATTCCATGATTGGCAGATGGAGTGGTGGAATCTGCCATAACTGAAAACAACTGTGAGATTTTTACTAAGTCATCAAATCTAGATTTGCTACCAGCAGTCCTGGGATCATAAAAAGCCCTCTCCCCAACCAATGCTACTGATTGTGCTGCTGTCGTACTAAGTACATTTGCCATGTTCATTGAACCTGGACCTTCAGCTATGTCTACTTTATTTCTTGTCCATTTGTATTTTGTGCTCATAGTCAAATATTTAGTCTTCCTCAATGGAATTGGTTTAGAGGGTGCTGTATCGTAAATGTCAACATTTTGCCCATACACCCTTGGGTTTTGGAAATCCAATTGTAATAAGCTACCCAATATAGTCACGTCCACTTGGTTAGATGAGCCTGATGGAATGCTAAGGGGAGTCCACACATAAACTTTCAATTGCCCTAAGTCAGATGAATCAGTCTTCACATAGTTTGTATCTGCAACATAGGGGATACATAAGTCGGCCTGGGTAGTCTCGGCCAAGTTCATTAACACATGTGGTAAATTGGTAAATGCTCCAAATTCCAAATCCTTATCATAATCAACTACTGGCTTTGGTTCATACACTACCAAAGCACTCCCAGCAGTTCCCTGATTCACATTGACCTGTACTTGAAAATGAAATCCACACCGAACAGCTGCAAAATATTTAGCATGGCCATAAGCTGGTTTCCTCTGTTCATCCCAGAAGTCAACTGGTAGATTAACATGATCAATCTGATGACCCCTCTGTAGGGTACTAGCCCAAGCATGTGTCGTTAACCTAACTAACTTATTAGGGTTCTTACTACCAGTTGTAGTATCATAAGCCATTGAATGAAACGTGTCAACATTCGAAAAGTCTGGTGTAAATGGTAACGTTGGTGCTGATGGGTGCTGTGTCAGATTAGTGGTGTTCACAGTGGTGGTTGCTTGCACCACATCCTTGTTTTCTGGCTCAGATGTTGTCGCATAACAGTTGGGCCCTAAAATATTTGAAGCATCATCAGCAACTTTAGTCAATATATCTCCACCTGAAGCATTATCTGTGTTAGTGATGATCTCATTAACAGAATTGATTGTGGCATCAATGGTTTTAGTTACACCGGTCGCCATATCTGCAATGCTCTTGATTGTCTCCATAATGACATTTACACTAAAATAAGGAAACCAGGGATCCCCCCTGGGTTTGGCCCACTAGACGTTTTTTAACCACCTCACCAGGATAGAGGTAGGTGGCCCCAGATCAGATCCACAGTGTCTCTTGTTACCTGCGGGTACCTTCTGGGCATCCTTCGTGGGCCTTACAACTAGTGTTTGCACTGTTACCAAGTTGGTAGGTACTAAGTATCTTCCATAATTACTCAGGTTTTAACCAATCCTAAAGGGTCTGTTAAACCGTGGCTTTTGGCCCCAGGGGCACCTGTTACCAGGTGTTGATCCGCTGGCAGTAGGATGCTTCGCAGCAAGTAATTATTTCCAATAAGTTCCCACGCCTCATCAGACACCTTGCAAACTTACTAGAGGATGGCTGTGTGGGCATAAGATCCACGAGCGTGGTATCCCACTAATAGAGTTATGGCACGCCATCTGCCACCCAGTGAAGATCACTAGTTAGAAAAGATAATTGACTCCATGCTTTAAGCGTCTTAATCCACCCATTTTATTGCAAGATGCCTTCAACTGGTGGAGACCAGGCATAGGGCTATGTTATCTTAGATGTTTAGTTACGTTTGGTATTGTTTGACCAGCCACCTCTGGCTGGGAAAGGGACTCTCCTAGAGAAACTCAGCAAGTCGGGGTGTAAGGCCCGACGGCCAAGCTCTCTAGGAGACCCCTTTCAAA